AATCTATGAAGGCGTACCAATCTATCTTGCCTGGGCCTTGCTTATTTAACATCTACGCTCCTGTTATTATATTGGTAAACCGTAAGGCAATTAATAACCTCTTGAACATTAAGACAAATAACACTCAACATTTTTACCATTAATTCTGGTTCACCGTTCTCAAGGATTAAGAACGTAGGCTTACCCTTGCCAGCAGCCCAACCCATTTCAAGCGAAGCAGACCTACCGAATGGTTGTACTCCTACAAAAATTTCAGCCCATTCCATGGCATCATAATCTAATTTGAATCCTTTTTCGGCTATAGGATGGTCAAGGTGTTCACGATATTTTTCAGGAGTCCAATTTTTCCAATCCGGATCTATTTCTGACCAATGAAATCCTTTTTCGATATTGTTTGGATTCTTAAAATCATATACTTCATGCCCTGCATCTCTTAGTGCTTTTACAACCCCTTGCTGGTGGGTGTTTCTCCATGAACTTGCTACGTATATTCTCATAATTTATATTTCCTCCATTCAACTTATTACATCATAAAGATGAGGCTATCCGGAACTCTTTCATCTTCCGTCCCCTGATAGCTTCGGCAATTTCAAACACATAATCATAGATATGAAGTCCTTTGGATGATGCAATAATCTCACCGCTTTCAACTCCAATCTGCTCGGCACAATATTGTTTCATCATTTCAATGGCTGCAAGATTTGCAGGAAATCCGCCAAATAAATCCCAGGACCTGAAATAGGGAAAAAAATGAAGTTTTCCATCCTGGATTCGGGTATCAATGTGTCTAAGGCAGGGCGGATCTTTTAGGAGCATATCTGAAGGTTGAGCTATTTGTAGGGTCATCTGATTATTTCGATAACCTTTATTTTTATATGTCCAAATCATTAGCTCCATCTGATTAACCATTTCAATACCTGTTTCTTGATCTTTCCAAACACACTTTTCATGCAAAAAATCTATATCAGGTATTGTTAATTCGTAATATTCTCCAAAAATATATGACGCCTCCGCATTACATATTCTTTGTCCATAAGTGTAAGCCTCCCCCTCTTTCTCTTCCCCGGTCATGAGATAAGGCAAATAATCATCCAAGTATCCTTCTTCTACAGGGTCAGGAAAGCCTAAGATAGGATTCACTTTAGGCAGGAGGGGTAATGTCCCAGGATGAGTGATATGGATCGTTACATAGTCAAATTCAAGCCTTTTCTGACCTTCAAATGATCCACGATCAATAGTAAACTCCCTCCCTGCTTCAACAGCTCTGTAAAGCGTTTGAAACCAGGCATCTGAAAGAGATGTTGCTTTAATAAAAATTGGCTCTAAGTTCATTTTTTCATTTCCTTTTCTTTAATTACTTTTTCCAAAGATTTCGGACTGTAGTAATACTGCATCCGCAAATTTCAGCCGTTTCCTTCACTGTTTTTTGTCCCATTAACCCAACAATTTTGTTTATGACTTCTTTCTTTTTTAGCGCCGGGTTCCTATTGTTCCCCCCTCTCTGTTTTGTCTTAAATTTCCATTTTTTCATCCACTGGTAAATCGGTCCTTTGGTAAGTGACAGCTCTTTTGCGATTTCGACGACCGGCATACGTTTAATGTAATACCGATCATAGATATATTGAGATACATAATAAAACTTGTGCTTTTTTATGATCTCTATAAGATCCTTCCTGTAGCAAAAGCGCTTAAGCGAATCTAACTCTTTAAAATCTATTTTTTTTGTCATGGCTTTTTGCCTTGTCTATTATTTGATAGAAAAACACCTGTCATGCCAATTACACATTTTACATTTAAAGAAGTCCGGATCTTGTCCGGCCCCTGGCAATAACTCCCCGGCCTTACAAGACATGATTACCCTGGCGGCCTTCGCGTCCAACATCGAAACGTATTCGGGGTTGTATTCTACTTCTTCCCAATGAATTTCCATCCGGTTCATATTGACGGCACAGAAATAAGCAGGGTTATCGGTTAGATTGAGATTCTCCATGTAATACTGGCATTGACCGTAATATGTGGGAAATTCTTTTTGTAATTTGTTGCGTTTCAGCGCCAGGAAATATTTTTGTTCCAGACCCTTGCACTCCCATAGCCTTGGCCACGGCCCTAATTGTTCCGGGCCAGCAACAAAAATTCCGTCAGTATGCCCTTTAACGTGTCCGTCGTGTGAGACAAACCCAAACTGGCCACCATCTTTTGGACCCGTTACAAGCCCAAATCCAGCCAGTTTAAGCCATTCGGACATTACAGATTCAATCCAATGGCCGCGAGCAAAGATCCTTAATATTCGCCCGGTAAGATCTTTATCTGGGTCAACCGGGGTTTTTGTAATTTCATACTGTAAAGCCCTTTCACAATAAGCCCCTATTCTGGACCCGCCCATGTAATCCCTGGAAGGCTGAAAAGACCGTTCAAGTTCCAAAGCGGTATCTATCTGTTTGTTGATTTTTTCAGAAATAGATAATTTTCTATTAAAATCAATCATTGCCGGCCTCAATGGGAGGATGTCCACAGGTTAAAACCCTATTCTCTTTGTCATTTTTAATAAAATAGAGACAATCTTCCGTGCAGGCTATTGACCCAACCTTACAGGCTGCAAGAATCGTTATTCTGGTGCCATGGGGGCAATCAGTTAAAAGCCACCCCTTCTCCGGTTGTTCATATTCAATTTTCATGCAATTACTCCTTCCCAATAAACTGCAGATACGACCCTCCTGCCCTTCATAACCACTAAATAATTAAGGAATAGAAAAGCCGTAAGTCTTGCCGCTTTGTTAATAGTTTTGGTGCCATTTAAAATGACACCCATGATAATTGGCCTGGTTATTCCTGCCATGAGAAGATCCCCGGAAACTCTTTCGCTGATCTTAACCATGTTGTTTTTCGCCAGGTTTACTTTTTGCCAATCAGTCATTGTCGCTTTTTGGCGCGTATCTTTCCATAATCTCATCTGATACCTCCATTTCTTGCAATGTTTGCCTGATTGATTGTCCTGTGGGTTCCCAATATTTATGCTTGGGGTGGGCGTCGGCGGGAATGACTAATGTTCCGTTTTCTTTAATATAAGGAGGGGAATAGGCTTGGTTAGCAACATAGGTGACAAGTTCTGCCTGCTCGAATAGTTGGAGTATTTCTTCTTTTGTAAAATCTTTTAGGGGCTTGTCCATCAGGTTGTTTTCCATTATCCATTCTGCTAATTTGTTCAAGTCTATTTCCATTTTGTTTCCCCTACACCCCCAAAAACCTTTCAATTTTAGATCTATTAAAATGAAACGTCAGATAAGCGGCTGCTTGAATTTTACTGAGTATCTGGCACATTCCAAATCTTGCCAACATTTGCATTTGTTTCTGGCTGGCCGGTTGATTCTGCCATGCGGCAGCCTTTTTTGCCGTCCTATTGCTTTCGTTTTGATGCATAAAATCATCACTGGACGCAATAGCCCCGGATCTGTTTGATATACCCAGAATCTTAACTTCCCGGCCTTTGCCGCCAATAGAATACCAATCTTCACCATTGGCAGAACAAACACATGCCCAAGCGTCAAAACCATTTGCAATCAGGATCTTTTCGGAATCCCACAAATTCACCCATCTAAAAGGACTCATATTGAGAAGATCAATTTCGATCAATCGCAATTCCTGGGCTTCATCATAAAAGCCGTCTTCATCAAGCTGAACCTGGAATTCATACCCGCATAACGGACACACCATAGTTTGGATAGGTATTTCGGCCTGACAATTAGGACATACCTTTTTTTGCTTTTCTTTTTCTTCGCTCTCTTTGTCGTCTTTCAGGATCACATCAGAATTAAGGTTTCCATGGGTTAAAAGACTGATACCAAAATCAAGAACCAGACAATCCGTTTTGATAACACCTGGATAAAGATTCGGGTCCACTTTCCTTAATCCCCGGCCTACCATCTGGATAACAACCGATTTGTGGGAAGATTCCCGGAGAAGGATGATACATGATACTATTTGACAATCCCATCCTTCGGTAAGGACTGCCGGGTTAACCATTACAGGGAAATCTCCAGCGTCAAAGGCTTCTAATGTTTCCCGGCGCTTTTTCATTCCTATCTTGCTGTGTACTGCTCTGGCGTCGACCCCGGCTTCCCGAAAAGCGTCCACAACATCTTCGGCATGAGATATCGTAGATGAAAAAATAACGGTTGGCCGGTCCTTCGCCTTTTCCAGCCACTTTACGACAACCTGATCGTTATTAATTTTTGTGTTCTGGATGGCCTCTACTTCGGCTTGATCGTAATCGTTTGCAGTTTTTTTAACATTTTTTAACTGTTTTTGAGTCCCGATATCAATAACCAAGGCTCTTGGCGGGACAAGGTGCCCCGCCCGAATCATTTCAGGAAGAGATACTATGTCAGCAACTTTGGAAAAAGTTTTTCTTAACCCTTTTTTGTCTGATCTTTCCGGGGTCGCAGTTACTCCAAAGATCTCAACTTTATTGTTCAATTCTACAGCCCGGCCTATAACCCTCTGGTAAGTTTCACTTGCAGAATGATGGGCTTCATCAATTACCAGGAGGTCAACCGGCCGCATGCTTACAAGATGCTTCTCCATAGACAATGTTTGCACCATGGAAAAAACGGTCCTGCCCAAAAACGATTTTTGTTCAGCATTAAATAAGGAGATAGAAATCTCTGGGTTTACTTTTTTAAATTTTGTACTGTTTTGTCGGGTAAGTTCATCCCTATGTGCCATAACAAGGGCTTTTTTCTTTTTATTGATTCTTTGCCCGATAACAGCGGACAAGGCAATGGTTTTTCCAAACCCGGTAACTGCAACGCCCAAAGCGTTTTTGTGTTTTTTTAACACCTCTACGCTATTTTTGACAAATTTCTTTTGCCTGTGCCTTAATATGATCACGTTAGAGGCCTTGAGCCATCCGCCATGCGTAACCAGCAAAAACGCCCATAAAAAAAGCCATCACAACAAACATTATCAAATCCTCTTTTCTGAGCTTTATCATTCTATTTCTCCTCAATAGTTGTTGTTTCGTGCCCACATTTACAGACCCAAAAATACAAGGTAAAGGTAGGCCACTCTCGGTAACCTTTAATCCTCATTTGGCAACCGCATTTCCTACATTTCATTTTTTAATTGCTCTATGCGGGTTTCAAGCTTGTCTTCGATGAACTTCAAGGCGTGTATCAACCCGTCGGTGCTTTCCATGATTTTAAGAGAATGTGTTTTGTTCGAAAGAGAAAGGACCATCTCTCCTTTATAGCTCTTGGTTGCAATTTTTTTAATGTTGTTTAATCTGGTCTTAGCCCCCTCGATCTGTTCTTGTCTCAAGGGTTCCAAATGCCGTGTTTCTTCTTCCGGCTCCGACGAGATATCTTTTGGCGTGGCCCATGTGCTGACCTTTTTAGGAAGGACTTCTTTGATGGTTTCTTCTTTTTCTTCTGGTTCCGGTTCCGGTTCTGGCGTTTCCGTTTTTAAAGCAGCAGCCTTTTCTTTTTCAGCCTTTTCAAAAGCTTCTGTCTCTATCCGGATACGTTCCTTTTCGGCATTGGCCGCCCTGGCAGCGACAAGGATATCTTGCGCCTGTATCTTTTGGCCTTCTATCATTTCCGAAAGATGATCGGCAAATGTGCTGTTTTCAAGAAGTTCAAGGCTGTCTTCCATATCAAGAAGATCTGCACCCCATCCAAAAGCCTTATTGAACCATGCAACCTGGCCATTGATTTCTTTTTGCTTTTCCAGTGCCGCCAGTTCTTCCTGTCTTTTGACTTCTTCGGCTTCCCATTTTTGCCTTGCATCAAGGTTTTCTTTTGCAGTGGATATTGCATGCCCCAAAAGGTCACAGGCTACTTGATATTTTTCCTGAAAAACTTCTTTAGGGATCATTAACCCTTCTAAGGTTTCCAGCCTTTCGGTAATCTCAGCGGCATCCAGCCCGCTCCGCAGGCCATGTTCACAATGATTCGTGAGTATCCGCATATTTTCATTAATTTTTTTAACCCTGGCAGCCTCTTCTATCCGGGCAGCTTCGGCAAGCTTTGCTTTATGGTCAATGTCCTTTTGGAGCTCTGCTTTTAAATAATCCTCGGTTATTTTTATTTCGCTGGTGATGGTTAAAGCGTCGGTCTTTAAGGTCTTTCTTTTGCTGACCAGATCCGTATCAATTTCTTTTTGCCGTCTCTGGACTTTTAATCTTAATGCCCTGACTTCCGTTTTTGCCTTTGTTGCTTTCTTAACAGTTTCAGGATCTTCCACATTAACAACAATCGACTGATATCCTTTTATTTTATTGAGGGCAGCCCGCTGAATATCAAACTGGACAAGAGGGCTTACTTCTATCGGGTCTGCCTCTTCGATGCCAGAGAGTTCCTCTGTCGGCAGACTTTCAAATTTCCTGGTGATGTCTGCTTCTTGGGGGTCTATAACGTTCGGGGCAGTTTCTTTTAATGGTTTAAATGTTTGACCAGGGGCTTCGTTATATGCTTTGTTTCCCCATCCACGACGATTATCCATTTATTCTCTCCTTTTTATAAGCCCGCCATACCTGTGACGGGCTTATCTCACGGGTTATTCTTTATGTTGTCTGGGTTACGCTATGATAGGCAATTCGATCTGCTTTTGTTCGAAAAAAGATTTAATACTTTGGATTGCAACCTGCTTCCATCCTTCTCCGTCGCAACTATGCAGGGAACAATATGGAACATCATCAGCCCCAATCTTTAACCTGAAAACAAAATCCGTTGCAGGCTGATCAATTTCATTCAAGGTTCTGAATGGCTTAAGGCCCACCAGTGGTTTGATGGGTGTCGATGTCATTAGGGAAGACGTCCCTTGTCTGGCGGTAATAGTTTGAGAAACGCCGTCGTCTTCAACTTTTGCGTTCTTGTCTATTTTGACACCGCTGACGAAGGTCAGGAGATAGGACAGATCATCAGAAGGGACAAACTGCCCTCTTAATGAAATGATAAATTCCTCAACGCTCATCTGTCTGCCAAAAGCAAACTCGCAAGGACGGGATCGAGCTATAGCGATAGCATTCCTTTGGTTGAAAGGACCTGCCATGGATTGGTACAAAACGACCCGGTTAAAATCCCGGACATGGATAAAAAGGTCTTTCCAAGATTCAGGATTGTTATTGATGAAATCAACGATGCCGGTAAGATTGTTGATTTCAAGGGCATCAGGATAAGTATCCAGCAAAGGACTGTATTCGTCTTTCCTGTACGTTTTCCCGTCAATCGTGATAGCTTCCGGCTGTTTCAAAGAAATAATCTTCTCAATGGCTTCTTTAATCATTAATCGTGCCTCCCTTTTTCATTTGGGTTATATTGTCTATTTCCGGAAACAGTGTCGGCTGTATTACTTCGCTTGCCTCCGGCGTCCCGTGAATATCCGTGCCGATGTAAAGCTGTGTGATGTGTTCAATTACCGGAGCCAGCTTTGATGTAGCCTGGATAGTAACCGACGCAACGCTTCTATCATCAGACGGCTTGATCTTTACCTTGAGGTTAATTTCACGGATAGCAATAGGACTCGTATTCGCGTCTAAAATGTTTTCTAAAACGGTTTGTAGCTCAAGATTTAACCTTTCAACGGCAGCACCGTTTGAGATTGAATCGACTGTAACTTTTTCCATTTTCGGCATTATTTTTTCCTTTATTGTTTCCCATTTGGGAATTCATTAATCAAAAAAAAG